GCAGGCATTGGACCAGTGAACGAATATGTGCCTCCAGACGCAAACACTCCACCTGTTATGGTAATATCATAATTACTAACGCCATCGCCTACTACAGAAACTACCCAAGTGGGTTGACCAACTACTGTCCAGCCTGGTTGAATTACACTAAATGTTGGTACAGTTTGTCCAGGATTTAATATTTGCCAGCCATAGAAGAAAAATCCAGTTGGGCTTGATGTGCCTGACAAATTTTGACTTACTTGGGTTATTGCAGTGCCTGTTCCAATTACTGTACTTTGTAAAATAGTAGCACCGTTAACAGTTAAATCTTGCTCAATTTCTACAGCATCATTAGGCACAAATACAATACCAGCACCTGCTGCTAATAATCTAAGATTATTGTTGCCTACAGTAGTTGTAATAGTATTTGTGCTAATTTCTATATCGTTGTCGCTGAATGTATCAGACGAAATAGTGCCAGAATTAGTTATGCCATTAGTGTAAGTTGTACTGTTAACTCTTAAATTTTGATTAAACGTAGCATTATCATCAATATCAATTATACCAGAGCCAGCAGCTTGTAATGATAAGTCTGTATCAGTAGTAGTTGTACTTAACACATTGTTAACTATTGATATATCTTCAAAGTAAGCATTACTGTCTACATCTAAAGTTGAAGATATATTTCTATTACCAGTTTGTAGAGTTACGTCACCTACTTGAATGTAATCACCAGTAAGGTCAAGTGTAGATAGTGTTGGTGTTAATCCGCCTATACCTATTACTGTATTTTTTAAATTTGTATCTAATAAAACTGTTAGATTTTGAGTAATTTCAACTGAATCTAAATCTGCCTTAACTAGCCCAGTAGTAGCAGCACCTAGTTCTAGATCATTGTTTCCAACAGTAGTTTGAATAATATTATCTTCTATAGTAATATCACCGTTGTCAAATTTGTTAGCAGTTGTAGTTCCGTGTACAGTTACAGAATCAGCGTGTACTGTATCGTTTACTGTGACATTCTGACTCACTAGCACATTGTCAGAAGGAACGTAAACTAGTCCTGTACCAGCAGCTAGTAGTTTTAAATCTGTGTCAGAAGTGATAGTGCTAATTGTATTTGTACTAATTCTTACGTTGTCTAGTTCGGCTGTGCTACTAACGTCGAGAGTGCCAGTTTGAATAAAGATCCATCGTGTGCCGCCAAACGATCTATAAATTCCCGATGGGGATCCAAATGTTATGCTGACAACAGTAATTGCGCCAGCAAGAGAAACATCAACAGTAATTGTTTTAGTGCTGTCATCATCAGATGTTAGTAGAACTCCAGACTGTCCCCAAAATCCTGTGATAACATCAAAACCTGCTACTACAGATGATCCATCTATAACAGTATTGCCAGTTTGATTTATATCACCAGTTCTATTAACATTGCCTATTAGATCTACAACACCTGTGATGTTGGTTGTTTTAAGGGCAGTGTTTGCACTAACTGTTAGATCATTTTCAACAACAGTATTAGAACTTATAGTAACTTTACCAGTGCCATTTGGTATTAGTTCTAAGTCTATGCCAGCAGTCAACGATTCAACAGTATGCCCGCTGATTTTTAAAGTAGTACCAATATCTAGCTCAATAACTTTGGCAGATAACCATTTTTTAGCAAGTGAACCTAAATTATAAGTGTTTGTAGTTGAGGGACGTAGATCATAGTCTACATCTGCTTCAAATTCTATGACATCTATAGGTTGATTACCTAATATCAATGCACCTTCAATATTAAAATCGTTAACAACTGTAATGTTTCTTGTTACATATACATCTTGGAATAAAGTCATTTCATTAGTAGCTGCTACTAAATTAATTTCGTCTACATAACTAGATATTGTATTATTGTTAAATGCTATTGTACCAGTTGATACTAGTTCTGCATTGATCAGTGTTTCTGATGTGGCCGATGTAAAATTTATAGAAGTTGTACCTGATGCGGAAGTGGCAACACCACCAATGGTAGCATTTCCTGTATCAAAACTTACTCTAAATGCGTCACCTACATGGAAGTTACCTTTATTATCTAAACTTTGATAATAAATCTTGCCTCCACCGTATTCTAATGTTTCGTTTGTAGAATTGTTTAGCGAAGGATCATTAGTAACATCAGTGCCTGCGCCAATATATGCAAAGTTATGATTAATAAGATACATCAAGCATGACGAACCTTCTACTTGTGCGCCTATATTTCCGTAGACATTAGCTGAACTAATGCTTCGTAATTCTGCACCATAACGAGTAGTTAGTGTGTTAGCGTCGTATCTGCCGGTGCCATTTAGTGCATATAATCCAATATTATTAAAATAAGTAAATGAGTTTAACCATTCTACTCTAACACCGTTGGTCATAGTTAGGCCGTTAGCGTTGGGCGTGATAAATGTCACACTGTGGAATAACATACTGGCTTCTTTAGTTAACGTGTTAGCAACACTACCATCTACTAGTGCGCCGCGTCCTGCATCTAGTGCGCCAGGCGCTGTTTCATTTGTGATAACTGATATATTTTGTATGTAAGGACTACGAGTAGATACTTGCATGCCTGCGGCAAATCTAAAAGCGTATCCGGTATTACCAACAGAATCATAATAAAAATCTTTAATTGATATATCACTAACTGTAGTTTCACCGTTTAATAAAAATACATCTTTATTGTTAGTAGTAGCGTCAGGTATAATAGTAACACTACGGATACCCATGCCTTTAACATGAACTCCTACAGGAACAGTTAGTGGAGTTATTTCTGTGTATGTTCCTGGATAAATGTAAACAACATCTCCAGATTGTGCTTGTAACAGTGCATGTTTAATTGTTGCATATGGAGCATTTTGATGATCGCCTTCATTGGTGTTGCTACCGCTGGCTGCAACATATAATATATTTCCAGGACGTAATGCAAGATTTGCTGCGCCAATACCAATACCTGTAGTGCTAATGCTTTGACCGTTTAACAATAATGGCCAAACTCCTTGCCATTCGTTGCCGCCAATGCTGTTATTAGAGCCTAACGAATGTGTATCTGTAAGATTAGGAATAATATCACTATTAACATTAGCTGAAAATGTTATAGTATCTGTTGGAGCATTGCCAATTATTAAATTACCACTAAGTGTAATATTACCTTGTGCATACAAACTATTAGAATTAAGAACATTAACATCACTGTGTACTTCTAACGTGCCAGTGCCACTAGGGTCTAGACCAATGCTGGCATTTTCCGTTAGTGATGAGATTGTATTGTTAGCTAGTTCAAGATCATCTGTTGTGACAATATTAGCAAACACATAGTTAGCAGCAGTTAAATTAAGATCATCAGCGGTGGTAATACTGTTACCACTAACACTGATCAATAGACTAGTGAGTCCAGCTAGACCATCTGTAGAAATTAAATCACTAGTATTTGTAGTACCGTTGACAAATAGATTTCTAAACGGACTTTCTTCGTTTACACCTACATATCTGTTTGCGGTGTTGAGATATAATAAACCGTTTTCAAAATTCAACGGCTGGCCGTCTCTAGAAAGATCAGCTTTTAACAGTTGTCCGGAAATTCTACCTAGTGTATCAGCCATTTATCGCTCCAATACACTATTTATTGATTCAATTAACGATCGAATCTGTGTAGTACGTGTACTTGCTTGCCTAACGGTACTGGAGTTAGACCGAAATCAATATAAGTTTCAAGGTCTCCGCCGAAGCCAGTTGGTTGTTGTATAACATCAAAGTTAATTGTTCCAATCTGTTGAACGTTTTCAACAAACACTACAAGATTAAGAGCAATCTGTGTGGCATTCCAAGTTGTACCATTTTCAATAGTTGGGTATAAGAACGGATCTGGATTTAAAGGACCAAACACTGTTTCAATATCATCGCCAGTTCCGATATAATCTAAAGTAATTTTAGTAGGTTCTTTAAATCTAATAGCTCTCCATTGACCTGCTTGATATGCTTCAAGCTCGCCACCGTCTGTACCATAAGTGTTGTAACGAATCATTCCGTTAATTGCACTTGTGGGGCGTTGATTTAAATCTGTATCAGTTGTTTCTGCAGGATCACCTGTGCCAGATGGTAGTTGTAGAGAAATAACTCCGTCCATGGTTACACGGCCGTCAGTTTCTACAACTACACTGTAGTCTTTTACGTTTCTAAAATTCAACTGTGATTGTTTTATAAATCTCATTAGCTTACTCTAAATGAACTAACTGTTACTTCTAATCTGCCGTCAACGTCTGCTGTTGCTGTTAGCGTATCACCTGTAGACAGTACTAACTTTTCTGTGTCAAATGTAAATGTTTCTGTTGCTGGAATAGTTAAATTTTTAATCAAAGACCGAGCAGCACCACCTTGTGGCGTAGCTGTTAAATTTAATACAACTGAGTCAGTAGTGCTTATGTTACAAAATATTAAACAAGTCACAGCGTGTTCTTGTATGTCAGTAACTAGAGTTCCAGGACATGTGAATATATCATCATTACCGCCTCCTGATACTGTAACTGCTTTATTTGAAATCGCCATTATTCTTTCCTTAAAATATCATGCTGAAGCCAAGTGCTCTGCGTCTACTGACCAGCTCATCGCTTGTGGTAGTATTTACAAAAAATACTCCTGACTTACCCATACCTAGAGTAGCTTTAGAGTATATCTTGTTTACTCCACTTGTTGAAGTTGGAGCAGTTGTTTGATCAGCTAGATTTAAATATCCATCAACTTTAATGTTGCTGTTAAGTGCAGAAAGTATTAAATCTGAACTAGCATCAGTATTTGCTACTGTGTTTGTTAAAATTCTAACATTGTCAACATTAAGGCCGTCAACTGTAAATTGACCTTTTAACACACCGTCAACTGTAAAGTCAATTGTACTATCCGTTGGAGCAGTATAACCTGTAGGTCTATAAGGACTTAAGGGTCCTTGTGCATCAAATACTTCTACAATAGTATTGGCTTCTTTGATTTTAGGTAATTCTAAAAAGGCTAATTGAGAATTTAAAAAATCTACAACTGCCTGTACGTTAGGAATAGCATCAGGTTTTGAAGCTACAATTGGGCCAGTTGGTGGAATTAAATCCCATGCTGCATAATCTAATACATTACGCTCATATGCATTCATTCCACTAACTGTGATAACACCAGTACCGCTAGGGTTATCAGGATCTACTAATAAGAAAAGATCTTGACCTTTACTGTTAATGTGACAAGTTTGGATACCTGCTAATTCACCATCACCGCCTGTGTTACGTTTAAAAACAAATGTACCATTCTTTTCAGCAGCTAGATAAATGTGTTTTACTGTTTCATCAAACATAAACCAAGCATCAGCAAATTCTCCTGCGCCACCACGAGTAATTTCTAAACCTGAACGACCATTTTTAATGCCACCTGTGGGAATGCCTGAAGCACTACCGCCGTTAACGTTGAGTATAATAGTGTTATCTTCAACTTGCATATCACTAACATATACATAAGTAGTATCACCTCGAACTTCAAGATTGCCAGTAATTATAGTTGTACCTTGCTCACCTGTGTCAAGCGTGATGCTTCCACTATCTCGAACAATTACTTTGTAGTCACCATTAGCAACGTTAACGACTTTAGATGTCATCTAATTGATCCTATTATTGATTATCAATCTGAACGTAGATACCTGCGGCTGGAGCAAATTTCCAAGGAGCTGTGGCACCTGTGGCATATACTGAACCTACGCCTGCTGAATTTTGTGTTAGGCGTACACGACGACCAGTAATTTTAGTAACAAAGTATGTTTCTCCTGCGCTGTCAGTAGCACCGATGGTCATTTCTCCATCACCAATACTTGCAGTAGCAACTAACTTACATACTTCTGTACCGTCAGCTGTGCGTACTTTAAATCTGTGATTGCCAACTTGTTTTAAAATGTCGCCAGTGAATACTTCTGTACCACCAGTAATTTGTGCTTCAAATCTAATAGCATTTTCTCTAGCACTTGCACCGCTAGTTAGTGCAACTGTAACGCCGCCTGAGCCGCTAGTATAAGTTGCAGTTTCGTTGCCGTCAGCAACTGTAAATGTTGGAACTGATGTGTAACCAGAACCTGCGTTAGTAATTAAAATACCTGTTAGGTCATTGCTGCCATCAACTTGTGCAGTACCTGTTGCAGTAATACCACCTGAGATTTGAGGAGCTGAAAACGTAACAGTAATTGTTCCTGTTAAATCTGCTGCAATTGGTGCTGCGATTGTTACGCTAGCTACACCTTCTCCACCTACACCAGTGTTGCCACCCTGGAATGGTGTAATTCTATTACCAAAATATTTTTTATGTAAAGGACGTCCCATTTTATTTTCTCCTTAAGAAACATGGCGTTCTAGGCCATACGCGGTTGGATTTCCGCATAAAATTCACCCTGCGTGAATCATACAAAGTATTTATCTGATCAACAGAAAGGGCTCCGAAGAGCCCCTTATAATTAACGTACCTTGCGGTAAGTTGATTAGCTGAATACTGCGTTAGCAATAGTAACTGTACCTAGGTAGTCAGCAGCGTTACCTAAAGAAGACGCTGTGTTTGACAACTCAACATAACCATAACGTGTCATGAATGATACGACTGGTTCGAATGTTGTTGGGTCTAGAACAACACCACTGCTCATCAATGGAATGTATGGGCAATAGAATGCTGCTGCATCAGACTCGTTAGCACCTTTGTAACCGATAAGCACTGGTGCTGTATCAGATGCATTGTATGTGTTAACATAAATCTTCATTGCATTGTTCAATGTACCAACAAACTTAGTGTTTGTAGGTGCTTCGAATGTACCTTCTGTTGTACGAGCAAATGCGCTTGTAGTAGCAGATTGTAGGATTGTCAATGCTGTTGGACCAACAACTGCCCAGTTACCAGCACCACGACGTGTGCGCTGGGCGATACGGTTAGCAACACGGTTGATTTGAACAGCTAAAGCAGCATGCTCATCACCAACGAATGTAGCAGTACCAGATACAGCAGCTTGGTTATAAGCTTCTGTGTTCTGTGAACCGGCTAGTGTTGTTAGAGATGCAATGATCTCTTGATCAATCTCAGCTGTGATCTCTTGTGCAAGAGCAGCCATGATTTCTGCTTCGATGTCAATGCCTTGTTGGGCTTGTGCATCTTGAGCAGCTTCGAATGTCCAGCGAGCTGACAACTTACGTGTCTTAGCTTCAACTGTTTGCTTCAAGATTTGAATGCTTAAACGCTTACCAGCAGCACCTTCTAAGGATGCAGTAGAAGCAGCAGTTACTTTAGAGCCATCATTAGATGAATAGCCTTCAGCAATCTTGAATGGGCTTAGTGCCTCTTCACCAGCAGTAGCACCATATGTTCCAGAAACGCTATCTGAATAACGAACTCTTAGAGTATGGATTTGACCAACTGGACCAGTCATTGGTTGTACACCTACCAACTCGTTAGCGATAACTGTTGGCATTACGCGACGAATCACTGGAAGGATCACGCGGTTTAATGTTGCGACGTTGCCGGCAGAAGTAGCACCTGTGCTAGCACTCTCAGCTAGATACTTACGTGTGTTCTCTAGTGTAGATGCCATTACAGATCTCTTAGTGCCTTGAAGGCCTTCAAGAAGTGCTTCTTTTGTTTCTGCCCAACGGCCTGTTAGTAGTTCTGACATTTATTTTCTCCTAATTAATGTTTAATTCCAGCTAGACGACGCATATTAAAAATATTGTGATCGTGTTCGCTGCTACTGACGCTGTGGGTTTCTTTGTTGCCTGTTACTTCTTTTGCCTCTACTAGTGCCTTCTTCTTTTGTGGAGCTTCGCCAGCAATAACTGCCGGTAGGTACTTGTCAAAACTACTGCGTAGTTTGCCAGTTTGTACACTCTCAAGTAATTCGCTCATAATAGCCTTTTGCTGTGAAGCCAAAGGTCCTACTAGTTCTGCCATTATTTCTTGACGTTGTTTGCTCTCCATTAGAGCTTTAACTTCTGCTTCTTTGCTTTCTAAGATCTGGGTTGCTTGTGCTACAGCGTGATGAGCCTCTACAACTTCTAAATCTTTTTTGTCTATGACTTTGAGCAATTTAGCTGTTTCTGATTTTTCGTTTAGGTAACTATTTTGATATTCGCTAGCATAAGCTTCGAATAATTTACGACCAAAATCGTTACGACGAGCTGCTTCGATGTCTTCTTTCAATTGACCAATCTCTTTTGACAGAGTCTTTTCAACTGTATTCTCGACCAACGTAGCTGCACGTTTAATGAATTGTTCCTTCATGGCTGCCAAAGCCTGACGGCCTTCGCGTACCAAACGTACTTTCATTTCTGCAATGTCTTGCTTGTCTGTATGGAACTCTGCGATTTCCTGAGCAAGAGCTTCAACTACAAACTTCTCAAGTGTATGAAACTTAGAAGCCATTTGTACTTGATCTTCATGTAATTCTTTAACTTCGCTAGCTAATTGACGAGTTACAAACTCTTTCATTACCTGTGCATCGTGTTGCATTTTTACTGCATAACGTGCCTTAGCTTCTGCTAATTGATTACGATCTTCTACAAACTGTTGAATTTCCTCTTTTAATTGATCGCCTAACATGCGATCAATTGCTTCAACCATAACCTGACGGTCATGTTCGTAGCGTTGAGCAAATTCTTCACGTAGCTGTTGAGTTACTTGTGTACGGTTCTCGACGATGCGAGCTTCCCAAGCAGCCTCAATAGACTCTTTGATCTCTTCTGAAACCACGTTGTTTTCAAACAAATTCTTTAGTGCGTCCAACATGTGATTCTCCTCTTTATTGGAGTTTGCTTATTATACCTAATAAGCTCTCTTTGAGATATTTTTGTGCTTTAGGGTCACCTTTAACCTCTTGCGCTATGCGTAAGCTGTTATAACCACCGCGACTATTCATCAGGTGTTCATAAATTGGTGTAGGGTATGCGCCAGGGGCACTAGGTTGAGCTACCACATCAACTGTGATAATCTCAAAATCTGATACTTCACCGGAACTGCCATCACTGACATTCCCGGATCCGCGGCTTGATACTCCTAACTTCACTCCACTTTCTAACATAGTTTTCACTAGTTGTCCCATGGGTGTTGCTAAGATTTTTAATTTTCCATAACCGTCTGCGCCATCCATCCACATTTCTGTAATCATATGGCTCACACGGTCAAGGTTGATTCTTAAGTCATCTGGATGATCTACTTCGCCAAGTACTGAGTACCCACCTGCAATTTGATCGTTCAGGGTTTTGACAGCCCTGGCAATCTCTCTTCCAGGATAAACACGCTGATTCTGATTCCTCTTGTCGCCTTGAATGAAAATTCCCTTCATGTAAAGGTTCTTTCCATTCTCGCCATCGGATTCAACGACCACTCTTGCTTGGTCGAAACTCAGGTTTTCTCGAAGATAGTTCATCGTCTTCTACTTACTTTGCTCTTTTAGGAGCGCCATTTAACGGGCTATCAGCACCTCTGTCGCCATTGTCGCCAGTTGCTTTTTTCTCAGCGCCGTGTCCAGGTTCTTTCTTTTTAAACGCTGTCTTGCCTGCGTTGCCGCCTGGGACATTAACGTTACCAAAGTTTTCTTCTTTAGTTGATGGATTTAACAAACCGCCTTTTGTGCCGCCTGTTGTGCTTTCTCCACCTTTTACGATATTAGCAGTTGTACCGCCCATATTGTTTGATTTTGCCATTACTGACTTGGTGTTTGCACCGTTGTCGCCACCTTTTGGTGTGCTGACTTTTTCAATGTATTCACGCATGAAGCTGTCTTCTGGCATTTTTTCCATGTCGTCCATTCCGCCCATGTCGTCATCACCCATGTCGTCCATTCCGCCCATGTCGCCGCCTTCTTCGTCACCCATTAATGCTTCAAATTCAGCACGTAGGTCGTCAAGTGCATCTTCAAGGTCAACTACGCGATCTTCAATATCGCCTTCGCCGCCCATGCCTTCTTCGTCACCTTCGTCGCCGCCTTCTGCGTCGATGTCATCTACAAAGTCGTCACCGGCGTCGCCACCAATGTCACCTGTGTCTTCTTCATCATCGCCT